GAAAATCAATTTCAGTAAAGTTGTTGCCCGTCGAAAGAAAATTCTTCCATCGAATCTTCTTGAATACGATCATTACACTTCTAGATTAACCGGAGCATCCAAAACAGAGACGGGGCCGTTCTCTTGACTCTTTCGATCCTCGTAAGGGCCTGACACCACTCGATCGAATTCTTCGCTCACACAACCCAAAGCCGCTTCCACTTCCTTGACGGCCTCGTAACGCAAGCCTTCCGGTCTAGAAAGAACCCACTCATGGAGTAACTTTGAAATGGCGTAGTTCAATTCCCCGTCGATGTGACCCGCAGCAGCGAGCCGATTCACTAACAGAAAAATAGGAGCGTCAATTGTGGGTCGGGTTTCATTTTTAATATACGGCATTATGAATCAAGAGCCTCCACATATAATGCTCTAACCAGAGTCTTTAGTTTCTCTGGATTCTCAAGATGTTCCATAGTGTCGATCTCGTTGTCGATCAGCGTCATGGTATCTAATTCAATATTCACATCTTCGATACCATCGGGGTCACTAAAATCCTCAACGATGGACAGATTAGCTACAGCCGCATCATAAAAGGCATCTATGAACCGGTCGAAAATGTAAGGTTTGGTCTTGTTGACCACGACGATCTTGACGTATCTATTTTGATACTCGCTTCGATCTTTCGTGGTATCATAATCATTTTTCAAATCATCATACAGAAACTTATGGAACATCTTGTGGGGGTTCTCAATAAATTCCATCTCCCGTGTCTCTGTATCGTACACATGAAATCCCTTGGTCACACCCAAATCAGAGAACGTAATCTGCCACGGGCTGCCCAGATAAGTGGTATTTCCCTTCACCTGCTTGTGGTGAAAATGGCCAGAGTATACAGCTTCGAATCTCTTGAACGGAACCCCTGATAGTCCGCTATCGAATCGGACACCTTTGTAAACCTCAAACCCCTGAATCTCGAAATGACCCATAAGAATTTCGGCCGTTGTCGTCTCCAAAAACTTCAATGAATTATCGTAGTTGCTTCGGTTTATCCAGGGAACTAACCCGATCTCAAGACCATCGAAACTCACAGTCTCAGGCTCAGCATAAATGGTCAGGTTGCTCAACTCACCAAACAACTCGGTGATGGAGTTCAACTCCGAAGTGTTCTTGAAAAACACATCATGATTGCCCAGAATCAAATGCAACGCAATGTCACGTTCCTCTAAGGCTTTCATGAACCGCGTTCGCAACCGTTGCAATGTCTTGAAGTTGATATACTTTCGACGATCAACCAAGTCGCCTAAGTGCAACACCGTGTTGATATCATGTTCCTCAAGGTACGGTATGAAAACCTCCTCGATGAACCGATAGAAATATTCAGAAAAGATTTCAGCGTCATTGCGGGCACCAAAATGGGTGTCGTTGATTACTGCTATCTTCATTCGGCAGTCTCATCAAACGAACCATCCAGCGTGCCGCGAGTCGTTCGCTTCTTCTTTGTCGTCACCTTTTTCTTTCGCGTCTTGGGTTTGATCTTCGCATCAAAGTTGGCAATGTCATTCGAAGTGAGCTTCAAGTAATCAGCAATAACGTTCTTCGAATCACGATCAACCATATTATTATCCCTCGCCCAATTCACGAACGATTGTCTATGATTGGCCGCTTCAAAGCAACGAAACTTGATGTACTGCTGCTTCTTCTCTTTCTGGATTCGACGCAGAAACGCATAGTAAATGATCTGCGTGAAGTAAGAAAACGGATTCGACGACTTCGCAGGGTCGAAATTAGAGCAGTACATCAGGCAGTTTTCGATGCCGTCGGAGACCATCTCCTCCCGGTATGAATACCCGATGAAGTTTGGTCGGTATGATAGGTGCGTTGCGATCTTGAGAAAACAGGTGCCGATATACTCGGTCACACCAGGCTTTGTATCACCGGCTGCCTCGGCCTCGGCGACCGTAACTTTCCAGGCAACCATAGCAACAAGGAAATCCTCGTTGTCCACGTAGTGAGCAGCGTTCTTCTTCTTCTTACGTCGTGTTTTCTTCTTCGTGACCTCTTTGGTCACTCGTTTCTTTTCAGCCATGGGATAAACTCAATACCTCTCTATCACACCTAAAGTATACAACCAGAACAGCTCGGAGTCAAGCTAATTCTGATAACTCTAAGTTGGTGTCGGACCGTCCCAAGGATTACCGAAAGGATCAACGAACCCTTCACCATCTACATCGGGCATAATATCTAAACTACCATCCAAATTCGAAGGACTTTCTTCGTCATCATCATCCTCATCAAAATCATCATCATCATCATCCATATCGGGAGGATTTACCAACGTCTTCCAAGGTTCGTCCTCAATGTCTAGTCCCACACTCTCCAAGAACCTCATCAGATTTTCAAGACTCATCACAATATGAATCTTTCGATGTAGCTTATTGAGCTTCCGTATAATCGCTTTCTTCTCAGAAGCCCGTTTCTCGTCGGGCTTGCCAGTCTTGTCGATCTTGTATAGCTCGTTAGGGGGTGCAGCGTCCATATCAATCTTGGACCGCATCTCGTCAATACGACGCTTCTCATTATCATAGACCTTGGCAATCATCACCGAAGGCTTGCTCCAACAGAGAATCGTGTCACGGGACACCACAGCCGTATCGTTCTGAGAGAACGCCAACCATTCAGTCATAATCAACTTTTGGGGCACCGGGTTGAGATTTTTGTCCATGCCCATCATGACTTGAAACTTCATCGGCCGGTGCAGAATATAATTCTTCGTGTCCTCAGGAGTTTCGAAGTACTCAGCAATGACATCTTCGCCATTCTTGAACTTGAACAATCGGTAGTTATCGGGTATAGTCATAGATTTCCTCAGCTTATCCCATATATTTATGGTCTGGGCACATTGATCTTGACCGTTCGATACTCAAATTTCTCTGCATTATACAACATTACTCGGTCGATGAAATGTTTTAGGGTATAATTTTTTCTTTTCTTCCAATGTAGGTCATCTGCCACATCGTACAGCTTTGCTACGTCTTTTCGCTCTCCCTTTCGCAGGGATCGTCCAAGGCTTTGAAGGATTCTGATTCGGGATTTAGAGGGGGAAGCAAAGATAATGTTGTGCAATCGCTTGATATTGATTCCCGTAGAAAATGTTCCGTAAGAGGCGACGATAATCGCATCGTTTTCTAGCTCCGTAATTCGGCGTATTTCTTCTCTCTGAGTGACTTCGGTTCCACCGTAAACGAAGAACACTTTGCGACCGTCCGCGGCCGCTTTCTCGATACTTTTGTGCAATGCCTTGCCGTGCTTCTGAACCAACCGGTAAAGTACTAAGGTATTGCCCTTGAGACTGATGGCAAGATCACGAATGAACTTGTTTCGGCCACTGTGGCCCACCAGGAAATCAATCTCCTCGTTGTAGGTCAGTTTCTTGCAGGCTGCTCTTTCCTCATCTGGATACTGGAGCAAGATGCAATCAATACTTAGCTTCGCCAACAGATCCTTATCCATCAACTCCTTGGTGCTAACCACTTTCTTAGCGGGACCAAACAAACCTTCAATGACCAGCTTATGTGTCAGTGTGCCGTCGAGTGTTCCCGTTAGTCCCACCCGGTAGTCACACTTCTTCAACTTGGTCATAATGGCTTTAAGGGACGCAGCCTTAAACAAATGGCATTCATCACCCACCACAGCACCGAAATTCTTGAAGTAATTTCCCTTCATCTTATAGATCGACTGCCAAGTTGAAACGATAACCCGCTTATCAGCAATCTTATCGCGCCCAGCAAAGACCATATGACAATGATCCTCGGCATTCCAATTTGGATCCTCCGATGAGTAATCTGCAAAGTCAGAACACATCTGAGAAACCAGCGATGTCGTCGGCACGATGATTAAAACCTTACGGTTTTTGGGTAGCGTGTCGAGATAGAACCTAATCAGAGCGTAGATAATTAGAGACTTGCCCGATGCGGTTGGAGATATCAGCAGACATCGTTTTTTCCGCAATGCGTGTCCCACACCGTCGATCTGGTGGTTGTGCGCCGTCAGCAGCTTACCTGCGGAGTGCGGCTTCAATACCTTATCAAAGAAGTTGGTCACGTCCTGGTCGGTGATGTCCTGATTTTTTGCCCATGCATCCTTGCCGTCTCTGTACTCTACCGTGTAGTCTCGATCCTTTGCAAAGCGGAAAACATATTCCACCAAACCAGCAAAGAGTTTGTAGTCGTGAATACTATACAAACGGATCTTGCCGTCCCACATCTTGTTGCGATATGACGGCATGAAGTGTGCTCCAGGCACCTTAAAGGTAAAATAGTCGCAGAGTTCCTGCGACAAACCACGTTCACACCATACCCGGCAATACACCGAGTCGATCCGTTCTATGATATAATCAGCCATTGGTTTAGGGCTGAAAGGTTTCTCCATTCAAGCGAATGGAATCGCCTCCCAAATCACCTTCGATAAGTTCGGTTTCGACGCCGGCTTCCTCAAACATGGTGAAAGCCAATGCAATCGACTCTTTCCAATGTTCAGGCGTGGCGTCGTAGATTTTCTTGTGACCTATCACCTTCGTAATGCCCGATTGAATGATCGCCTTGCCGCACTCACAGCAAGCAAACCACGGACAAACCATGATGAGGCCCTTGGTTGCGATACCCTTGCGAGCCGCCGCGAAGATCGCATTGGTTTCTGCATGAGCAACTAACTTATACTTGAGAGGACGTTGCCAACGTTCCTCGGTGTTCTCAACCCCTTTGGGGAAATGGTTTGCACCGAAGCAAACAATTCCCTGATTAGGCGCCACCAAACACGCACCGTTCTGTGTCGAAGGATCAGGACTGTGCTTCTTTGCGTAGGTGTAACATCGTCGCAAGTAGGTTCTCTTTGTTTCGTCCGTCAACGTGAACGGCAATTCACGAAGCAAACCCGCTGGTATACTATCATTCGCCATGTTCAAATTTTCTCCAATCAATAGTGCCTTTAATGTTCCACTGACGACCAGTGATCGCGTTCAGTACTTTCTCTAAAAACTCAACTTTAGATTTCTGAAAGGCGAGCTTGTCTCTTTTTTCAGTCAACTCATCGTCAGCATCAAGATATATTTCTATGTCGGCTCTGAGAATCTTGTGATCCATTGGCTCCCACCCATGCTCTTCCAACTCCTCTTGCGAGAGCTTGCCGGTGTAGTATTGCCACTTCAACTTATAGAACCGTTTGTATTCCGCACTCACCCGCCGCATCAGCAGCTTCTCATCTGTGTAATGGTTGAGCCATTTACTATGGAGAACTGGGACTCTTGAGGACTCCCCAGCGAGATCCGTTCCATCTATAGGAGCATCTTGGCCCCACATCGCCTGATAAAAGTCGAGCTTCATACTATAAAGTATACACCATACACACGCAAAGTCAAGTTTATTATGGTGGGGGAAGAGCAGTAGGACAGAATTCTGACAACTCCAAATTTAATTGATCTTGTCCAATTACTTCGATATCGTAGTAGCAGAACTTGAAAGTCGCTTCTCCAACGATAGGATCCAAATCCGTCACGGTCGCGTCGAATTCTATCCCGCTGATGTTCGTTGGGAATAAATCTCGAAAGAATACTCGCACGTTAACATTGCGGCTGCTGGTCAGAATATAGAGCGTTGCATCGGAAACTGTTGCGGGTTGACCACCCACATCGTCGAGACTCAACTCTTTGATACGGGACAATGCCAATATCCAGTTGTAAACTTCAAGCCAATCGGCCAGGTTTTCATCAACCATAAACTTAAGAGACAAGTCCTCAAACTCGATAGTATCACCGGGAATAGGAATCTTAATCGACAATGCTGTGGGTTGTTCAGCTACACCGAACGTGATGCCGGGAACGTTTGCACCTTGACCAAAAAATGTGACGGTAGGAAGTCGCTGGATGATAAAACGAAACCCTGTTGTCTGCAAAGGATTGGTATTGGTTGGCTGTCCTGGAATCTGACCCATGAGTTAGTCTCCTCTACCATATTTAGGGAACAAAAAACCCCCTGACAAGCAGGGGGTTTTTAGGTTTAGAGCTAGGACACTCGTCACTAGAATTACAGGAGGTTGCGTACCTCAACGATGCGGTAATACGGATTCTTGCGTCCTTCCAGATCACTTGTTTCCTCAACAAACGGGTTGCTGACAAGACCGTATCGTGTCTTGAATCCAATCTTCGGCTGGAAGCTATTCTCACCAACGGCACGCACCATCTGTAGAGGCACATACGGGGTGTAGAAGATACCAGCGTCATAAGGACTCGCACCCTTGTAACCAACGCAGAAGAACTCACGGTCATTCGCAGTTGACTGGAAGTACGGGTCAATGTAGACTCGCGTGCGACCGTTGAGGACGCCAGCAAACGTATTGCCAGTATCATCGACGTTCAGGTTGGTTGACATTGCAGGTGCATGGTCAAGAACACCAGCCATCGAGAGAGCAGAAGCGACATCGCTTGAGCAGAGGACCCAGTTGCCCTTGCCGCGACGAGTTTTCTTTGCGATCTGGTTGGCTTCGCGTTCGATCTGGAAGAGAAGTCCCTTGAACTTCTCGACTGACCAACGACCGTTGGAGTCAGTGTTCAGGTCGAAGATACCTTTAGTACTAGTATCTGACTGAGCGCCGAGCAACGCAACAATGTAGATGGTACGAACGACTTCGCGGTTGATCTCTGCCAGAATTTCGCTGGAGAGAATGTTCGCAAGCTCTGTCTCGGCGTCTAGACCGTGGACAGCTCTCAAGTCTTGCTGTAGTTCTGTCGTATACTCGGCCTTCAGGGCGCGAGTGCGAGCAGTAACAGTTGTCTTTTCGATGGAGAATGCCATCTCAGCAAAGTCAGCACCAACACCGTTACCAAGAGCTTCACCAGTATGAAGGTCCATACCACGACCGACGTTGAATGCGCCTTCAAATGGATCGGTAAACTTCTCCGGAACCTGTGGTCCTGCTGGCTTATCGCCAGAATGGAAGGTATCAGCTTCGTCTAGACCGAGTGCTTCATCGCCCGTCTGTGACGTGAAGTGCGAACGCATCGCAAAGATGAGTCCGGTCGGGCCCGTCATGGGCTGCACACCAGCGATGTCGAAGGCAATGAGGTTAGGCATTGCACGACGGACGAGGCTAATTAGGATGGGATCCCAATTGTCTACTGAACCACCACCAGCGGAGTTCGTGGGTGCGTCGGTTGCTTCTGCCAGGTACTTTTCCTGGTTCTCTAGAAGAACTGTAGTCACCATTCGGCGGTAAGGATCGTCAATTCGCGGCAGGTCCACGTGTTCAACAATCGGCTTCCACTTAAGGCGAAGCTCCTCTGTCATGATTTGTCCATTAAGATCCATTATGGATTTCTCCCTTTGTGGTTGTCCTGGTCGCCTGCCAATGCAGGATACTACAGATACTTATAAATCTTCGGCTTTCGACTCCTGTTGGATTAGCCGTTCAACTGTTCTTGTCGAAACTTACTTGTCGGTGTTGGATGTCCAGCAAGTCTTCCCAATGCGGTGACGTTAGCTGCCATTGCGGCCGGCAACTGCGGTGCTGATGGCTCGTTGACTTCATCAACTGCATCTGCTTCATTGAAGGTTACTGATCGCTCACCACCAAAGTAGGATTCTCTCAAGATAGCGACCTTGGAGCGAAACTGCTCCTCGGTGTCGTATTCCACACCCTCGGCGAGGGCTCGGAGTCGTTCTTTCTCAGTGTCAGCAAGACCGTCAGCGACATCTTCGAATGCCTCGGCGACCGTCTTGACGTTCAGGTCCTTGCGAAGCTGAACGTTAGAATTGATTTGCTCTTTGAGCTGGCTTTCCAGGTTATCGACTCGCGCCTGTGATTCCTCGAAAGCGTCAACACGATCCTCAGGAAGCTCAATGTAGTGCTCCTTGAACAGACCATGTAGACCCGACATGAATGATCGGTTGATTTCAGAAGTTAGACCTCTATCAACGGCTAGCTTATTCTCAGCGAGCCACTGTTCTACGATGTAACCAAGGTAGTCATCAACACGCTCAACGATTTCAGCTTGCTTCTCGTCGAAGTTATCCTGAATCTCAATAACCTTCTCGTCAAGAAACTGGTTGTATTGTTCAGTCATTGCTACCGCATGGCGGTTCATGACTTCACGGAGAGCAGCACCAAAGACAGTCTTTGCCTTGGTCTTGAAGTCCTCAGTTAGATCCTCGCCGTTGAACAGAGCAGCCGTTGCCTCAGCAACGGTCTTGTCCATTCCAACTGCTGCGGGATCAATGGGTCGTTCTTTCGCTGTCTGAGCAGCATCCAGGGCACCACTTGAAGGCTTGCCACCGGAACCACGGGCACCACGCTGACCAGCACGGCCGGCGTCTGCGCCGGTATCGTTGTCAGCATCGGTAAGTTGATCCTCGGGACGACCAGGATTGCTTTTGGTTGAACTCGCTGCACCCTCGCCAGCCATCTGTGCTTCTACAACAGCTTTACCAGCGGGCACACCAGGATGCGACTTGTCGGTAATCTCGTTACCGATATCACCCGAATGGGTTCCACTCTGTCGCTTACGCTGAGCATCGGAACGGGACGAATCATCGGTGCGAGTAAGTTGATCGTCGGCTGCGCCTTCGCTCATATCCTCATCATCTTCTTCCTCGTCCTCTTCATGAGCTTCGCCCACGGTTAGATGACGACCGAGAGGGTTACGGCTGCGAGACTCTTCCATCTCATCATCGTCTTCCTCTTCATCACCCTCAACGTTCTCTGCAACGCGGCTCTTTTTCAGAGCTTCAGGACCTTCAGAACCGAGCTTCACGTCCTTGGAGGGACCACCAGCAGAAGGAACACCACGACTCTTTAGGGTCTTGGGACGACCGTCATCGCCGGGTTGGATGGACTCTTCCATCTCATCGTCTTCCTCGTCGTCTTCCTCGGTTGCTTCCAGAACGGCAGCGGCAGCGGCCTCAGCAGCTTTGCGTGCGGCTTCCGTGCGTAGCTCTTGTCGTGTCAGTTTACCAATGCGTGGCATATTTAATCTCCCGGAAAATCTTGATAATCACTTAAGGATCACCAATTATTTATGGATTCAGTGTTTTACAGGCCACCAAGAAAGTGTTCGAAACAATCTATCATCTTGGACTCAATCTGGTCCCGTCGGGCAGCCCTGATTTCCGCTTTGTAGGCTTCAATCTCCCGAACTTTCCATAGACCATTTTCATAGATCCATTCTCTGTCTTCCATGATACCCTTGACGAATGCTTCGGGTGCTGATGGATCTGCTACGATATCAGCAGCGGTGGCTAGGTGGAAATCATCTCGGACAATGTTCACCCCACCTCGGCCGGCTTGCAGACTGCCCAGACCGCGAGACGAAACTCCCAACTGGGCTCCCTCTTTGATGAGAGACTTCACAATCTTCCCGAACGGTGTATCCATTACCTTGGCTCGACCCACAAAATTCGTTCCCTCTTTCTTGAGACTCAGAATCAGGTGGGAAACTCGTTCTAGATTGATGACTGGACCCTCTGGATGTCCTAACTCACCAAACGCACGCTTTCTGTCCACGAATTCTTTGACGTAACGATTCACTTCAGCTTCAAGGATTTCCATGGGATACATGCGGCCGTTACGATTCTCGATATCGCCCTGCAAGAAGGTGCCCTCAATGAACACGTTCTCTCCCGTCTTAGTTTCCTCAAAGATGAATGTGGCGTCTGTGATTTGTTCTGCAAGTAGTTTCATGTGATTTACATTCCCAGGGTGTTTCTTTTATTTAGGGATCTCTCCCTTTTCCGTGCTATAGATTTCGATGCACCCTTGCGGGTTCGTGCTCCCTTGACTGCCTGACGCTGTTTGTCCCGCTGTTCTCCGGGGGTCATTCGCACAGGTTTTCCTGCCTGCATTCTAAAACCGGGGTTGACCTTACGTTTGACAACGAGCCTGCCCTGTCTTACAACTCTTTCTCTATCAGGATGCACTTCGTCCGCGAAAGGTATCGAACCCCAAAGGCTCACTCCCCTCGTCGAAAGTCTCATCTTCGTCGGCACCCAAGTCTGCTAGTTCGGC